GGCCTGATGGAAGTACGGGAAGGAAGACATATATCGGATCAAGCTGTATGTTTGCAATGCCTGGATTTAGGCAGGCCATGCATCGATTCAAGGATGAAAAAAGAGGTGATAGGATATGAAAACAAGAATGAAGAAAAACGAAAGTATTCCAGAAAAAATGTGGAATAAGACGATATAATAGATGAAAGGAAATAATATTGAATAAAGAATATGAATCATTTCTACAATCAAAAAGTATAGATTTTCAAGGTGTTGGATTCAAGCCAGATAAATTGAATAAATATCTTTTCCCATTTCAGAAAGCGATAGTAGAGTGGGCATTGCAGAAAGGCCGCGCCGCTATATTCTCGGATTGTGGAACAGGAAAAAGCCTTATGGAACTTGCATGGGCCGATGCGATTGTAAACAAGACAAATGAAAATGTTTTGATAGTTACACCATTGTCAGTTTCATATCAGGAAATGCGAGAAAGCCAGAAATTTCATGTGAAACATACCGAGCAATCACGCGATGGTTCTATTAAAGATAAAATAACAATTACCAATTACGAAATGATGGACAAGTTTAATCCAGAAGATTTTATTGGTATTGTCCTCGATGAATCCAGTATTCTGAAATCGTTTGACGGGAAAACTAGAAATCTAGTCATTAGTAAATTTGTATCAGTAAAATACAAATTGGCTTGTACCGCTACCCCATCTCCTAATGATTTTATGGAGCTAGGTAATCATGCAGAATTCTTAGGTATCATGTCATATACTGAAATGTTATCTAAATATTTTTATCATGATGGTGGTGAGACTTCCAAATGGTGCCTGAAAGGTCATGCCGAGAATGATTTTTGGAAATGGATATGCTCATGGGCAGTGATGATCCGCAAGCCTTCCGATATTGGTTTTTCAGATGAAGAATATAATCTCCCTAAACTTAATACTAAACAGATAATTATTCCTACTACTATTAGCCTCAATTCAATGAGCAAGAATAATTTATTTTCATTTCAAGCAAGTACATTGGAAGATCAACGGCAAGTAAAAAAAGAGACATTGCAATTACGAATAAATAAATGCGCCGAATTGGTAAATGCTTCAAAAGAACAATGGATAGTGTGGTGCGGACTGAATACTGAAGGCGATTTACTGGAAAAAATGATTGATGGTGCTATTCAGGTAGCAGGAAAGGATTCTATAGAAGACAAGGAAGAAAGATTAAATGGGTTCATCGATAGCAAATATCGTGTTTTAATAACTAAAAAGAAAATCGGAGCATTCGGCCTCAATCTACAACATTGTCATAATATGGTTTTTGTCTTTACCGATCATAGCTATGAATTAACCTATCAAGCGATCAGAAGGGAATGGCGATTCGGGCAGGAAAGCGAAGTAAACGTATATTTCATAACCGCCGATATTGAAGGCCCGATACTGAAAAATCTTGAACGGAAAGAGCATGACGCCAAGAAGATGCAAGATGGCATGTTGAAATATATGAAGATATATCAGGATGTTTTCAAGACAGAAAATATAAAAGATGATTACAAGGAAGGGAATTCAATGGGCAAGGATTGGGAAATGAAATTGGGTGATTGTGTTGAAAAATGCAAGGAAATAGAAACGGATAGTATCGATTATTCTATATTTTCTCCACCGTTCGCTAGCCTTTATACATATTCCAACTCAATTAGAGACATGGGTAATTGCAAGGATATGAAGGAATTTACAAAGCATTTTCAGTTTTTAGTCAAGGAATTATTCAGGGTTATTAAACCTGGGCGATTGGTTTCGTTCCATTGTATGAATCTTCCAACTAGTCTTACCCATGATGGCGTAATTGGCTTGAATGATTTTCGCGGAACACTCATCCAGATGTTTCTAAAGGAAGGATGGATTTATCATAGCGAAGTGGTTATTTGGAAAGACCCGGTTACTGCCATGCAAAGGACAAAGGCATTAGGATTATTGCATAAGCAGATAAAAAAGGATTCGGTACGATGTAGGCAGGGTATTCCTGATTATCTAGTGACTATGCGTAAACCAGGATTAAATCCTAATCCAGTGAAGCATACCAATGAATCATTTCCCGTGGATGTGTGGCAAAATTATGCTTCTCCAGTTTGGTTTGATATAAATCCTTCGAATACATTGCAACGTACTTCTGTGCGAGAGGAAAAAGACGAAAAACATATCTGCCCATTACAATTACAAGTTATTGAAAGAGGAATTCAGTTATGGACTAATCCAGGTGATTTGGTATTAGATCCATTTTCAGGAATAGGCTCTACTGGATATGTGGCGTTATTGCAGGAAAGGAAATTCATCGGCATTGAATTGAAAGAAGTATATTACAATCAATCAGTAGCCAATTTGAAGATGGCAAACAAGAAAAAAGGAATGACATTGATCGGACAATCATTATTTGGAGAAAAGGAGAATGCGTGAGCTTTCATTATTTAGTGGGGCAGGCGGCGGAATCCTCGGAGGGTCTTTACTGGGATGGAAAACAGTTTGCGCCGTCGAAATCGAAAAATATTGTATTGAAATACTATTACAAAGACAAAGAGATGGAATATTACCAAGATTTCCTATATGGGATGATATTACAACATTTGACGGAAGACCATGGGAAGATAGGGTGGATATTATTACCGGCGGGTTCCCTTGTCAAGACATTTCCGCAGCAGGAAAGAGAGTTGGATTGGAAGGCGAACGCTCTGGGCTATGGAAAGAAATGGCCAGGATCATTCGCGAAATTAAATCAGAATGGTGTCTTATTGAAAACTCACCACTTCTCACTATTCGAGGACTTGGAATCGTCCTTGGAGACTTGGCCACGATGGGGTATGATGCTAGATGGGGAGTGCTGGGAGCTTGTGATGTTGGGGCGAAACATAAGCGAGAACGAATCTGGATTCTTGCCAACTCCAGTAAAAAGCGATTATATGCACCTTCACTTCACAAAAAAAATGATATTCAATGTAAAAAATTATAAAAGAACACTGAATTCAATAACCATGATATTTTTGAAAAGGACTGGCTTATGGCCAACTCCTTTATTGGTAGAAAACCTAATGATGTGGCCAATTGGATGGACAGATTTAAGGCCATTAGAAATGGACAAGTTCCTTCAGTGGCAGCAGTCACATTTATCATACTTAGTCAAGGATGGTATAAATTTGAAGAAGACAATAAAGGAGATAAATAAATGATTTTACAAAAGTATGAATTTCTGACCGCGATGAAGCAAGCCATGCCAGGCGTAGAATCTGGCAACACTATCCTGCAAGGTGCCGATACCTTCATTTTCCATGATGGGTTCATCCATACCTACAATGACACCATTTCAGTATCGGTGTATTTCCCTATCACCAACAAGGCAGGTGAGAACATTTCCGCCGCAATCAAGGCCAAGGATTTTTACGATTTAATTTCCCGTTATGAAGGTGATACTATTTCCATCATCCCAAAGTCCGATATGTGGATTGTCAAATCCGAGAATGCTCGTGCTGAATTAACATTGCTAGAAAATAATTTAATTGAACGTATCCAGAGTATAACCAACGGTAAGTTCAAATGGGTAACTATTCCAGAACGGTTTTTCGAGGGCTTGGCAATCTGTAATTTCAAGTCACAATCGCAATTATCCGGTGTCTACTGCGCTGATAAAAATATCATTTCAACTGATAATTTGAAGGTGAATTATTATACTTTGGATGATGATATTGTTAATTCATTCTGGATCAACAACGATGCAGTTACCGAATTATTAAAATTGAATAACGTAAAGAAGTATTATGTAAGTGATTCATGGGTTCATTTCCAGACAGAGAACAAGACTATTTTTTCCTGCAAGCGATTGGCGCAAGATAATTATCCATATACCAAGGTAATTGATTTTATCGAAAGCCACCAAAAAGAAAAAGGTGATATTTCCAATGAGCTTCCAAACAAGCTGATTGATGCGGTTAACAGGGCTGCGGCACTTAGCCAGAATATAGAAAGCTTCGATACGGTGAAATTGACATTTACCAAGGATAATATAGAGGTATTCAGCCAGAGGCCAAGCGGCAAATATACGGAAAATGTACCATGGGAAAAGCCATTCAAAAAGGATATTTCGCCTATAAGCATTTATGTGGATTATTCTATGATACAGAATGGGGTAAAGTACAGTAAGAGTTTCTATCTAAAAAATACTATAGTACAAGAAAAAGTGAAGACTCGTGTTTGCTTTTCCTCTGAATATGGTATGCAATTAATTTCTACCTTTGATGGCAATTATTAAGAAGACTCTTTACATTTTGTCAAAAGGAGTATATATTATATGTATGGAATAGTTATGGCAGTAACTAATCTAAAACTTTGCACGGAGGAAATAGAGCCATTAGTGAAGCGAATAGGAACGTGCATTCCTATGAAGGCCTGCCAGCCCGCTTCATTAATGGCTTTTTATTTAATAAATAATTATGATTGGATACATTTACATGACTACTAATTTATTAAATGGAAAGATTTACATTGGCCAACACCAAGGAGATAAATTCGACAAAAGATACTATGGAACTGGGAAATTAATAAAAAAATATCTTAAAAAATATGGTAAAGAAAATTTTAAGGTAGAAATTTTGTATTGGGCCAAAACTATAAAAAGATTAAATGAGGCCGAAAAAGTTTTTATAGAAATACACAACGCCACCAATAGGAAAATAGGATATAATATATCTATTGGAGGTCCAGCCTTTATGCGAGGTAAGACTTTATCAGAAGAAACAAAAAGGAAAATAGGGGAAAAATTAAAAGGGCATAAATTGTCCGATAAAGCCAAAGAGAAATTAAGAAATGCTAATCTGGGTAAAATTATGTCGCAAGAAACTAAAGATAAAATAAGTATAGCCAAAAAGGGGCATACTATTGTTACAGAAGAAACGAAAAGAAAAATGAGTATAGCTCGTAAAGGAATACCTAGATCAGAAGAAATGAAAAGAAAAATGAGCATTAGTAAGAAAGGGCAACATTTTTCTGATGAACATAGATTACATCTTAGTATTGCACATAAAGGGATTCCTATATCGGAGGAAACAAAAAGAAAAAGGAGAGAATCAGAAAAAGGACATATTTTATCTAAAGAACATAAAATGAAAATAAGTTTATCGTTAAAAAAATATTGGGATAAAAAACATATTTCGACATTTGATGGAGGAGAATAAATATTTTGATTTACTTTTTGCTGGCGGAACAAATAAAGATATTAAAAATAGGTTATACTAAACATCCCAATTTTTATCTATCTGGTAGATTTGAACAAGCAGTTAAACAAATACCTGAAATACCTAGGTTAATTGGAGTAATGGAGGGGGATTTATCTAAAGAATCACAATTACATAAATATTATAATGGATTAAGAATACATAGAATATTCACAAAAAATGAAGTTAATTGGAATTATGATAATTCTCCATTTGACTATTTTGGTGGTAACGACTATGAATGGTTTTTATATAAAGAAAAATTACTTAATATGTATAAAGATTGGCCGATAGCCAAAATAATATTTGATGGAGAGGGCCCAGTTTATGAAGAATGGGGATATAGTGGAATAGGTAAATGGGGATATATGGGTAAAACAAAAAAAGATAAACAGATAATAGAAAAAATTAAATCAAGCGTGACAAATAATGCCTAAAGATTTCATTCATCTTCATGTACATAATGAATATTCCTTGCTCGATGGATTTGGAACCACCAATAATTATGCCAAAAAGATAACAGAAAATAATCAATTAGGAACCATATGAATAAAGGTTTTTTCGATCTTGAGGATACAATCACTCGCGGCGATGAGACGATAAAAAACAATGTAAAAAAAGTGATAATGTCCCAAGAGGAAATCGATACTTATAATTCCTATGCTGAAAAAGTGATAACCACCATCGATGTGAAAAAAGCTATCCATATGATCCATATAATTTCCAAGTCTGATATGATTGCTTTTGATTATGAGACTACAGGGAAAAAACCATTTAGGAAAGGGCATAGGATATTCTCGGCCTCGATAAGCGATGGTGATAATACTTTTTCATTTCCATTTTTCAATGATGATGATTTTTTGTATGCCTGGAAAGAATTGATGCTCGGCCCTATCAATAAAATATGTCACAATGCCAAGTTTGAATCCGTATGGTCAAAAGTTATTCTAGGCTATTATCCTAAAAACATTATTGCCGATACCATGATAAATGCTCATGTGATAAATAATCGAAACAAGGTTGGATTGAAGCCTTTAACTAAGCAATATTTCAATGTCTATGGATATGAGGATTCAATCTCCAATTTCCTTTCCGCCGATCCCATAGAAGAGAAAAAACATGGTGCTAATGCTTTCAATAGGATCGATAAAGCTCCATTGGATGATTTATTACTATATGGTGGACTTGATTCATTATTTACTTATCTACTCTATGAAAAACAATTATTAGAATTGGATGAGCATACTTCCATAGGGGCAAAGTTTTTCATTTCTGCTACATTGGACTTGGCTAGGATAGAAGTCGAGGGGTTTCCATTTGATATAAAACAGGCAAAAGAATCATTTACAGAAATTGAATTACAAATGGAAGATATTGAAATACGCACTTTCAATAGTAAAGAAATGAAGCTATGGGACAAGAACAGTCCATTCAGATTCTCGGCTTCCGGGGATTTAGCATATCTGATATTCGATAAGATGAAATACAAGTTAAGTGAAAACAATAAGACTGAAACCGGCAAAGCCAAGATGGATGTAGAGACACTTGAAAAATATAAACTACCATTGGTGAAGAATGTACTTGAATGGCGCAAATGGAAAAAGATAAAGGACACTTATTTTTCATCATTAATGCGAGAATGCGTTGATAATAAAATCCATGCATCAATTCGATTGGAAAATGTGGGGACATATCGTTCTAGTTGCTCTGATCCAAACCTGCAAAACCAGCCTGCCCGCGATGAAGTGGCGATGAACTTAATTAGGAAATGTTTCATTTCTAGTCCTGGATGCAAGTTAGGTGAATATGACTACAAGGCCATGGAGGCTGTAGTTATAGCATGCTATAATAAAGATCCTCGATGGATTGAATATGTAACTGATCCTAATAATGATATGCATAGGGACATGGCGGCTAAGATATTTATAAAGGATAAAAAGGATGTTACCAAGAATGACAGGTTTTTAGGAAAGAATGGATTTGTATTTCCTACCGTATATGGTTCCTATTGGAAAAATACAGCAGTTAATCTATGGGACTGTGAAAAGGAAACTAAGGAACATTTGAAGGATGAGGGAATAAGGAACTTGAATGATTTCCGAGAACATATCCATGAGGTCGAGGATTGGTTCTGGCAGGATCAATTTCCGGTCGGCTATGAATGGATGAATAAAACATTGGCGGACTATGAGAAAAAAGGATATATAGATTTATATACTGGATTCAGGTGTTATGCTCCAATGTCAAGGAATCAGGTTATCAATTATAGAGTACAGGGAACGGCGAGCCATTGCAAATTATGGACATTGCAACACGTCCAGCATGATTTATTGAAGAATAAAATGAAAAGTAAAATATTATTAGAGATACATGACTCGATCATTCCTAATATTTATCCAGAGGAGGAGGAATATTTAGATCATATCGTATGGGATTATGGGACGCAGAGAATAAGGGAATATTGGGAATGGCTAATAGTTCCTTTATTCATAGAAAAGAAAATAAGTAAAGTTGATGGAAGCTGGGCTACAATGTCCAATGAAGGTTTGCTCGAAGGAGGAAAATAAAATGATTGAACGTGATTCTTTCGATGGTGATATTTATGAAGTGTCATGTGA